ACCTTTACAAGTTAGATCAGAAGATTCTGTAAGATCAGCATTTTCTAATAATTTTTCAATTTCAAATAATTAAAAAATATGCAATTACCTTTTGGCGAATGGTTGCCAGACCAACCAGATCATTTAAATCCAGGTGCAACTGTTGCAACTAATGTTTATCATGCACAGTCAAGCTACAAACCAGTAAAAGGTTTAGTTGCCTATAGTGGAACATCTAATGTAACACAAAATGCTAAAGGTGCTGGTAGTTTTAGAGATAATACAAATACAGTATTTACCTTTGTTGCTACACAAGAAACTATTTATCAATTATCATCAGGAACTTTTACTGAAATAGGTGCAAGAAATGTTAAGTTAGCAACAGCTAAAGCATCATGCACAATTACAGTTTCTGACTATGCAAATATAGGTGCTGGTAAAACTATAACTTTAAAAAAAAATGATGGCACAACAGTAGTTTTTACATCATCTACAGGAAGTCCATCTACAAACCAATTTCAAGTACAAACCAATAATAATACAACTGCCACAAACTTAAAAAATACTATTGATGGTCATGCTGATTTTACAGCAACAGTTACAGATGCAGTTGTTACTGTTACCAGAGCAACAATTGGAAATGAAAATTTAACCAATGTTTCAAGTGATACTGCAAGATTAACTACTACTAATTTTTATGGTGGAAAACCTTTAACAGGATCAGATATAGATTACGTTACATTTACACAATTTGGACAATATGTAATTGCTAGTAATGGAGTTGATGAACCTCAATATTATTTAATGGGTACTTCAACAGTATTTAAAAATTTATCAACAATTGCAAACAATGGAACACCACCAGTCTTTAAAACATCAGGTGTTGTTAGGGATTTTTTAGTAACTGGTAATATAGTTGGTGCTAAAAATAGAGTAGCTTGGTCAGGATTAAATGATATTGCAACTTGGGAAGCTGGTGTTAGTTCATCAGATACACAAGATTTGCCAGGATCAGGTGGTCAGGTTGTGGCTATAACTTCTGGTGAAGTTGGTTATGTTTTTAGAGAAGATCAAATCATTCGTATGGACTTTGTGGGTGGAAATGTTGTGTTTAGATTTTCAGTTATTTCACCTAACAGAGGTGCTGTCTATGGACAAACAGTTTGCCAAGACAATAGACAAGTTTTCTTTTACGCATCAGATGGATTTTTTCAAATTAATGGCGACCAAATTTTGCCGATAGGAGCTGAAAAAGTAAATAGATTTTTTGATAGTGATTTAAACAAAGCATATACAGATAGAATTACAGCAGCAGTTGATCCATTTAATACTTTAGCAATTTGGTTATACCCAAGTAAAGATAATCCAAATACAACTGGAGTTTGCGATAAACTTTTGATATACAACTATGTAACTCAAAAGTGGTCAGTTGCTAAAGTTAAAGCATCACAAATCTTTAAACAATTCGTAGTAGCAAACACAGTTGAGCTAATGGATATTATTTCTGAAAACTTAGATGATATTAATATTTCATTAGACACAGCATTTTGGGAAACAGGACATTTATATTTAGGTGCAGTTGATGAAAATTTTAAAGCAGCAATATTTTCTGGAAAAACTTTAGAAGCTGAACTTGAAACAAAAGAACAAGAGCTGTTTCCAGGTTTAAGAGCTAACATAACTGGTGTTAGACCAATTGTAGATGCAAGTGCAAATGTAACTATAAAAACTAGAGATAGATTAGTTGATAGTGTTACCACATCTACTTCAAGTTCTATGAACAGTACAGGCATAAACCCTGTAAGACAAAGTGGTAGATATTTTAGAGCAAATATAAAAATACCAGCAGAAAGTATTTGGACTAATGCACAAGGAATTGATTTAACAGCTAGTCAAGGTGGCTCAAGATAATGTCAGATAAAATAGATATAGATAACATAAGATATTCATTTGAAGCACAAGAGCTTTTTCAAAGACAAGTAGAAGAAGCAGTAAATACATTAATTAACAAAAACAATACTGAAAGCGATAAAGCCTTTAGTTGGTTTATGAATTAGGAGCAACATGACAACAAATATAAAAGATTATTCAACTACACAAGCAAACAACACTTCATTAAATGGAATTGATGTTAATGAGGGTATGCTTCCTAGTAATCTTAACAATGCTATTAGAGCATTGATGAAGAATACTAGAGATTGGTTTAATTCAGCTGAATGGATTGAGTATGGTGATGGTAGTGGTGCTTTTACTGCTGCTTACGCATCAGCTACATCTTTCACAATCGCTGGTGCTGACGTAACTTCTGTTTATCATGCTGGAAGAAGAATTAAATTAACAGCAGCAACACCTGGTACAATTTTTGGAACGATCTCAAGCTCATCTTTTTCCACAAACACAACAGTCAATGTCACTTGGGATAGTGGTTCTTTAGCCAGTGAAGCTATTACAAATGTTTATGTTGGTGCTTTATCAAAAACAAATTCATCTATACCAGAGGGTATAGTTGTAACAGCTACTCTTGCAGATGGTTCTGTAACTAATGCTAAACTAGGAGCTGACTCTGTAAATGGAAGTAAAATTGCAGATGATAGTATTGATAGTGAGCATTATGTAGATGGTTCAATAGACACAGCTCACATAGCAAATTCTCAAATCACAGTTGATAAGATGGCAGTTAATTCTGTAAATTCAGATCAATATGTAGATGGTAGTATAGACTTAATTCATTTATCAGCAGACTCTGTTGATGGAACTAAAATAGCTGATGACTCAATAAATTCAGAACATTATGTTGATGGCAGTATTGATACTGCACATATTGCCAACTCTCAAATAACTCTTGATAAAATGGCAAGTGATTCAGTCAACTCATCTAAAATTGTTGATGGTTCAATTGTTGATGCTGATATAAATGCTTCTGCTGCAATTGATGCTACAAAAATTGCTGACGGATCAGTTACCAGTACAGAATTTCAACATATAAATACTTTAAGCTCTAATGCTCAAACTCAACTAGATGCAAAAGTTGTTAAAGCTAGTAACTTATCTGATTTAGCATCAGCTTCTACTTCAAGAACAAATTTAGGATTAGGTACTATTGCAACTCAAGATGCAAACAATGTTTCAGTTAGTGGTGGTTCAATTACAGGACTTGGCTCTCCGTCTGCTAGTTCAGATGCAGCTACTAAAAATTATGTAGATCAAGCTGTTGCTGGTTTAAGAACTAGAATTATTGCAGAATGTGCAACTACAGCAAATGTAAATTTAACAAATGGCTTAGAAGCTGGTGATACAATTGATGGTGTAACTCTTGTTGCTGGTGATAGAGTTTTAGTTAAAGATCAAAGCACAGCTAGTGAAAATGGATTATACTTAGCAGTATCAAGTGGAGCTGCATCAAGAGATCCTGAACATGACACTATTGCTGAACTATCTGGTGGAATGGTTGTAGTCAATCAAGGTTCTACAAACGATAATAAAATATTTTTATGTACTACCGATAATACTGGATCAGTTGGTTCAACTTCAATTACTTATTCACAAGTAACACCTCAAAATAATGGTACAGTAACATCTGTTGGCATAGCTGATGGTGGATCTTCTGAATTTACAGTTGGTAGTTCACCAGTAACATCTAGTGGTAATATAACATTAACTGTTAATTCTATTGCACACACTAAAATTTCAGGACTAGGAACTGCTGCAACACAAACTGTTGGAACAAGTGCAAACAATGTAGTTCAATTAAATGGATCAGCTCAACTTCCAGCTGTTGATGGAAGCAACTTAACTAACTTATCAGCAGCAAGTGCTGGATTTGCAGTTGCTATGGCAATAGCTCTGTAATTAATAAAAGGAAAAAATAATGGCACAAGATTTTGAAAGAGTTTTAAAAACAAGCATAGGCACATCTGCAACTGAAGTAAGAGCTGCAGCTAATAGTGATGATGCAATTATTGGTATGAGATTTGCAAACAAATCTACATCATCTGTAACTGTAGATGCAACTGTTAAAAACTCAAGCACAAGCTATTATTTGATAAAAGATGCACCAATACCAGCTGGAGGTTCTTTGGAACTTATAGATGGTGGTTCAAAAGTAGTTCTACAATCTGGTGATAGTGTTGAAGCATTATCAGATACAGCAAGTGCTGTGGACTGCATTTTATCAGTAGTAGATTCAATTAGTACATAAGGATTATATAAATGTCTTATATCGGAAATATACCAGCAGAAAGTTATAGTGCTTTTCAAAAGCAAGACTTTACTACAAGTGCGACTACATCTTACACATTAGATCATCCTGTTGCTAATCAAAATGAGTTAGCATTATTTATAAATTTTGTAAGGCAAGAACCAACTGCTGCATATACTGCATCTGGAACTAGCTTGACGCTAACAAGTGCAACATCTGTTGGAGATGATATGTACTGTGTGTATTTAGGTAAAGCTGTTCAAACAGTAAATCCTCCAAGTGGTTCTGTTGGAGCTTCACAATTAGCAAGTGATGCAGTAACTACTGCTAAAATTTTAGATGCAAATGTAACTGCTGCAAAATTAGCAAGTGGAGTTTTACCAACTAACACTCCAGCTTTTTTTGCTCATTCTGCATCAGATCAAGGTAGTGTGTCAGATAATACTTACGTTAAAGTTACTTTAGGAACAGAAGTATTTGATGTTGGTAGTTGTTTTGCAAGTTCAAGATTTACAGTTCCTAGTGGAGAAGCTGGTAAATACTTTCTTTATGGTTCAGCTAGATGTCAAGTAGGTGGTAATTCTGATATGAATAATTCTTATTCTGCATTTTATTTGAATGGTTCAAGATATTTAGAAAACAGAATGAATTTTCAAGCTAATCCAGTAAGACTTGCAACAAACTTAATTCATGTGGTTATGGATTTATCGGTAGGAGATTATGTAGAATTATATGCTGCAGTAGATCATGCTGGTTCATATGGAATAGAAATTGGAACTGGAGAAAAAGGAACAAACTTTGGTGGATACAAAATTATAGAATAAGGAAAATAAATTATGGCAAGTTTAAGTAATAAAATAAGACAATATGTAAATTCAGAAGTAGATTTTACTTCTGATGTTTTACTTCAAGATGACATGGTAGATGGAGTATCTAATCCATACATTAAAGAATGGAATTTAGAAAATATTGCTAAACCAACTGACGCACAACTAGACGCATTAGAAACTCAAGCACAAACTTATGAAAACAATCAACAAATAATTGCTACTAGAAAAAGATTATATGGAAGTTGGGAAAACCAACTTGAAGAAATTTATGATGATGGCATAGATAGTTGGAAAGCTAGAATACAACAAATTAAAATTTCAAATCCAAAGGAGACTGAATAATGGCAATAACAAAAATACCAGCAGCTGGATTTTCAGACGCAGTAAATTTTAGAAATATAGTAATTAATGGTGACATGACTGTGAGTCGAAGAGCGACTACAACAG